ATTGACCACCGACAGCGATGGGTTCACCTTTGTCAGGCTCCACATGTCGGTGATCAGGTTGGCCGTGGCCACGTCCGTCTGCGGCTTGTAGCCGAACGCGATGCGGGTTTCCTGAATGTTCGCGGGGCAGGAGGTCGGTCCTGCCAGCGGGTTGACCACCGGGGGTTCTGGTAACTGCGTTCGGGATGCCATTGCTACCCTCTCATGGCAGAGGCCAGTCGCCTGTCTCTGCCGTCTCGGTTTGGATTACGGCGTAGTCCACGCCTTCGGTATCGGTTCGCCGGGCGATGCCCATCACTTCGGTGGGCAGCACTCCCGGCATCACAGGGCACATCCGCCAGATCATGCCGTCGCCCGGTATCGGCACGCCGTTCATAATCAGGCTGATCAGGTCAAGGTCGGAATGGTCGCGCATCGACCGCACGCAGATCTCCACGCGATGCACCCACTTAGTCATGGCTTCCACGACCAGCACGGTTTCAATCCAGAGCACCAGTACCTGGCCCGGCTGCATCTGGTATAGCGCCTTCTCGACGGAGTTGGCCAGCGGGTTCATATCGATGTAGGGAAGCACCGGGTCCACGGTGGAAAGCTCCTGCACCACCTCCGGTATGTTGGCCAGCGTCTGCGCCATCGCATTCACCAGATCCGCCAGTTTGATCAAGGCGTCACCATATTCAGCGCCGAGGGCCGGCGGCCAGTGCCGTCCACGGGTATCCACGCCTTGCGCACGTAGCTGCCGTACTCCAGCTTGGTGGCGTCGAGCGCGACCTTGAAGTCGCTCATGGCGAACCCGATCATCTGGTCTTCCTTGTTCGCGGTCGCCGCTTTCTTGCGTTCCAGCCGGGTGGTGTTTTCGGCGCGTATCTTGCCGTCCTGCGCCTTGCGCAGCAGGAAATTGGCGACCAGCCTGCCGCTCAACTTCATATCGCGGAAAGGCCGTTTGTGGAGCACGGCCTGCTTGATGATGGCGTACTTGACCGAGAGCTTTTTCGCGTCCTGGCCCTGCGCGTTCATGTGCCGGGACCAGCGCGCCTTCTGCTCGGCCACCATCTTGTCGCCTATCGCCCGCAGCTGCGGGTCGGGCAGGTTGGGCGCGCGCACCCTGCCGCTGCGCTTGACCTTGATGGTCAGCGAGGCCTTGGCCGCATTGATCTGGGCGGTCAGCGGATGGACGTAAGCACCCATCAGATCGGCCCTCCCTCCTGCAGCACGATCGTGGAGTATCCGACCTCCAGCGCGTTCACCACCACCACGTCGTACTCCTTGCCGTCCTTCTGCACCGTATCGCCCAGCATGGGCGGGCCAGGCAGGTCGCTGTTCTGCAGGTCCGCATGGCTGTAGCGCCCCGGCGAGACATCCTCGTCGCTGGCCCCCGCCTTCCACAGGACGGTGATGAAGACCGATTGCGCGGCATCGCCCTGCGGCAGGTAGATCACCTGCCGTCCGAACGTGGCCAGCTGCGCGGGCCAGAACAGGTTCGGCAGGTAGTTCGAGATGAACGGATTGATCGGAGTGCTCATTCCCAACCTCAGTGGCGCCCGCGCCTCCAAACCCCCAGTAACGATCTGAAGGCGCGCTGCGCGTTCCGCTCTGGTACGCGGACCTTTACAACACCTTCGCGGCAAGCGAAGCGTTGGGGCGGTACGGAACCATAATCGGTGCGCTCTGCAGCATAAGGAAGCGCACGCTCGGGTCATTCTGCGTCCAGGATTTGACGTAGTAGGGCAGCGGCTGCAACCCGGCTTCCTCGTCGCGGATTGCGCCGTATGCCTGTACGCCTTCCACCGCGGGCGACACCAGCAGCACCGTCCCGGCCGGAATGATCGGCTTCTCGACGCCATCCGTCGGATCGACGTACCAGCCGCTGTAGACCCAGATATTGAAGCCGTCAATCTGGCCCATCAGCACGCCGCCCTCGGTGGCGAGGCCCTGCGGCATGATGCTCGGGTCCTGCGTCATCGACCGGAACATATCCATGTGCTGTTGCAGGCCGGGGTCGTTGCGGAAGACCTTCCAGACATCCGCCGCCATGATTACGTCGCGCGGGAAGACTCCGGAACTGGCCATCACCATCGCCGCCCAGTCGTGCAGGTTGTTGAGGATCGGCGGCGTGGCCGCGCTCCACAACGGATTGGCGGTGAAGGTCTGGTTGGAGGCGCGCATGAAATCCACCACGGTAGTCGGGTACTTGTCGCCCGAGATGGTGGACTTGCCCGTGCACAGGACTTCGCCGCACATCACTTCCAGGCGCCGCCGCAGCATTTCCAGCTGGTCGGCCATGTCGTTGGCGATCATGGCACGCAGCCTGGCATCGGCGCTCATGGTGCCGCCGAACTGCTCACCCGGCATCCGCTTCAGCGGACGGTTCATATCGAAGACCCGCTTGTCTTTGATGTAAGCGGGCGCGAAGGTGTTTGTCACGAACCCAGGCGAGGCGACCATCTGTCCCTCGACCAGTGGCGACACGAAGGGCGAAACACGCCGTTTGCCCTGGATCACATCGAAGTGAATCTGTTCGCTGGCTTCCGCCTGCACTCTGCCGAAATAGCGGTCCAGCAGGAACTGCGGATTGCCCACCAAATATTGGACCACTCCGGTGAGAACGTCTGTACTGAATAGATCGGCCATCTTGGCCCTCCGTTTGCACTGGGTCAGTTGTTAAGAGTCAAGCGGCCTGCAGCCTGTACCAGAGGCGGCGGGCCGCGCTGGTTTCTCTACGATTTCTTCGGTGGGGGCGGCGGCGTCGGACCGTTGCCCTTGGCGCGTTCTTCGTGCAGCTTGCGGTGCAGATCGTGGAGTTCCTTGGCCTGCCTCGCCTGCAAGTCCTCGATGGCCTTCTGGTGCTTCCGCCTCAGTTCGATTTCGTGGTCGGCGGCTTTGTCGAGGGCCGTTTCTTCCTTGGTCGGTTCGCGTTCTCCGCGCCGGCCGATCGGCACTTCCTCCACGCCCGGCTGGAAAACGTCGATTGCCGCCTTGATGGCGTCGATCTGCTCCTGGTTCGCCTTGGCGGCTTCCTCGCTCGTCAACGTCGCCGGGAGGGGTCCACCCGTAGCCGGAAGGCTAACCATCGGCACCAGCTTGCCCGAGGCCTGCAGGACGGTCAGCACGTAAATGCCGAACTGCCAAAGCTGGGCGGCATCCGATGCGGCTCCGTTGGAGGTGAAGATCATGCCGGTGTCGAGGAACTTGCCCTGCGTGTAGACCAGCCCGGCGACCTGTCCGCTCGATGTGTCCACGTCCTGCGCCAGAATGGCGCGGGCGGTTGCGCCCGTCGGCACAGTGGTCAGGGGGGTTACGGTGGTGATGGGTACGCCTACGAGGGGTCCGAACAGCACCGTGCCCCGCTTCAGCACGCCGAGGCCTCCGTTGATCTTGACGCCCTGCGAGATGCACTCCGAGGCCAGCAGGGGGTCAGATTGGGTAAATGTGTCCGTCCAGAAACCTGCGACGGATTGAACGTTCGATCCAGTGGGTTGCGGCATTATTGTTCCTCCTTACTGCACCTTGACCGGGTACTTCCGCGCTGCGGGCACGTAGGCCAGCACTCGCTGCACCTCTGCATCGATGTCGCTGTCCTGCCCCGTCCCGCCGCCCACGCCCACCTTGGGGTTGGCGATCTGGCTCATGCGGGTTTCGAGCGCATTGGTGGCTACTGTCGCGGCGGCGGCGACCGGACTCGCCTTCAGGATCTTCTGCGCTGCCTCCACGGTGTGATTGGTTTCGAGTGCCAGCATCCGGGCCAACTCTTCGCGGCCCCGCGCTTCCTCGCAAGTTAAGATTGCAGCGATGCGCTGCCGTTCTGCTGTTGGCGTAATCAAGTTACCCTCTCCTTCCAGAGGCGGATTCTCCGTCTCTGCTGTCTCGTCTTCGCAATCGCATTCCTCTCCGGGCGGGCAGTCGCACTCCTTGTTTCCGGGGTCGGTGGCGGCTTCCTGGCCCGTCGAAGTGGACGAAGCAATCCCGATACCCGACTGGACTTCCAGGTTGGAGATCGTGAAGGTCGATCCCTTCACGATGTCTGCACTCATGCCGCGCACCTGCGGTGCTTCCCGCGTGCTGCCCAGCAGACTTTCCAGGGAACCGAGTGAGTCGGCCATCCCGACCGAGATGGCCTCACGCGCACCAACGACTGCACCCCTGCCGAAGTCGGTAGCGACTTTGCTGTCGCTGGTCCCCCGGAACTTGGAAACTTTCGAGATGAACACCGCCGCCATCGCATCCACCATCTGCTGCAGCTGGGCGCGGCCCTCGTCGGTGCCGGGGTCGGTGCGCTTCAGCGGACTCTGGCTGGACACGATCTCGTAGCGCTTCACGCCCTGCTTCTCTTCCGACGCCCGGTCATCGATCACCGTGGCGACCACACCAATCGATCCGAGTTGCGCGGTTTCGTCGGCGACGATCTTGCCGGCGGCACTGGCCAGCCAGTAGGCGCCCGACGCCGCCAGCCCGTCCACGTAAGCCGTGATCGGCCTCACCTGATTGCCGGCGCGGATCATGTTGGCCAGCTCATTGATGCCGTCCACCTGCCCTCCAGGCGAGTTGATGGCCAGGACGATACGGTTCACCGCCGGATCGTCGAGCGCGGCGTGAAGATTTACCGCCGTCTCCTCGACCGACGTGCCGCCCAGCAGCCAACTCCAGATCGAGGTGTAGCGGAACAGGGGTCCGCGAATGTTGATCACGGCGGTGCCGTGGTGATTGGTGACGCCGCGGGCCTCCTGCAGCGGCTGGCCCATGCGCGCGGCCACGGCCTCGAAGTCCAGCTGCGCGCAGCCCGCCATCAGGGACCGGAGGGCGTTGCGGCTCAGTGCCCACGGGCGGTCCCCAAGGGACAGGAGATGAAAAGTAAGCGGTGCTTCGACACTGCTATCGATTTCGTTCGGCATAGTTATACCTGCTCTTTCACCGGAGTCTCTTCCGGCTGCGCTGGGAATCCCATCGTCTTGACCGGCGGTGCGGGCTCCACCCACAGGCCCGCTTCCTGCAACCTCGCCTTCTCGATCATTCGCTGGTCGATCACGTCGTTGTAGTCCAGGCCCTGCTCGGCGCACTCGGCCTCCAGCGTGGACAGGCCCGTCGCCATGCGGATCTGCGCGGCCTCCGCTTCCTTCACCGGATCGATCCACCCCCGGCCTGGCCCGATCCATTTGGCGCGGCAGTAAAACGCCTTGAGAGTGTAATAGTCGGGCGCGTCGATCAGTCCCGCATTCACGGCTTCCTCGAACCACAATTCGTAAATCGGCTGCGCCCAGTAGGTCGTGAGCCACTGGCGGCGGGTGGTGAAGTAGCGCCAGGATTCGAGCAATGCCGCCCTCGCACTCGAATAGTTGGTCTTCGAGTAGTCCTTCATCAGCTGCTCGTAGGGCAGGCCCATGCTGACGCCGATCTGGCGCAGCACGAACTCGCTGAATGCGGCGAACTGCGGTGCCGGCCGATCCGGCGCGAACGGCGTCATCTTGTCGCCGGGATACAGGGGAATGAACGAGCCGCCTTCGAGCTGCACCCGGTACTCGTTCTTAGCCGCCAGGTATCCGTTCGGGTCGCCGCCGACCATTTCCGCCAGCGTGGCCGGATCGAGGGGCGTTTCGATCACGCCCGCCACCAGCGCGTTGACAATCGCCGACTGCAACTCGGCGCGCTGGTAGGAGTCGATCATGCGGAACTGCTCCATCACCGGGGCCAGCAGCGGTTTGCCGCGCGTCTGGTCAACCCGGTCCTGCGGATAGAGGTGGATCACCCGCTTGCGGCCCCACGGCGTGGCGGCGGGGATGCGTTCCCACTCGCCGCCGATGCCGCCCATCGACGGAAACATCATGGACGGCCAACTGGACATTTTGCGGATGTAATAGGCCAGAGGCCGTCCGTAGGGGTCCATCTCGACGCCGCCGCGCAGGTTCACGCTGGTGGTCATGTTGCCGGGATTCGCCAGGCGGTCGGCATCCACCAGCTGCAGGCAGGTTTTGAACACCGAGACTTCCGGCCGCTCCAGCCACAGCGGCAGCGCCAGCGCTTCCCCGTTCTGCAGCACGCTGCGGTACACCAGATGCGTCAGCCCGGTGAAGGTCAGCTTGTTGGCCACGTCCGCAGCCGGGGTGTCCGCCCAAGTCTTCCAGAGGCTTTCCACCGTCCTGCCCCATTCCTCGGCCCACTCCGGGGTGCGGCCCAGCGCCCGGTAGTCGGGCCATGCCGAGAGCCGCAGGTTGGAGCCGACCACGTTGTCGCCTATCGTCTGGAACGCCCCGGCGGCGACTCCGGTGTTGCGGTCGAGGTCGCGTGACCGGGCGATGAGCGTTCCGGCCTCGTTCAACAGTTCCACGTCGGCGGAGGCGCGGACCGGGAACCAGTTCGACATCTGCTTGCGAATCCACGAAGCGCCGGCATAGGCCGTGTCGCGGACGGGCCATTGCGTGGTGTCGGTGCCCGCGCGAAGCTGTACGGCACCTCGCCTGGCGCCTCCGAAGAGACGTTGGATCAGACCGGGTTTGCGGATTGCCGGAACAGTGGGGGTCATGGCCAGCCAAAGAAACTAATCGGTTTGCGCACGTTCGCGTTGCCGTTGCCGCCGGATGCGACCACGCCGCTCAGATAGTCGATCAACTGCTGCAGATCGGCCGCATTGGTCGCATTGAAAGTCACGCGGCCCAGCTGCGGCGTTTCCACGCCGCTCGGCAGCTGCCCGGTGATCAGGTTGAACAGCGCCTGCTGCGCCTGCTCGAGCATGGTCGCG